ATACGCGAAGTACGAGAACGAGCATACGATGGTCTTCTCCACCGAAAACTCGGATCGTTCCTTCGAGGAAGAGCAGAAGCTTTCCGGCTTCGGCGCTGCCGGGGTTAAACTGGAAGGCGCGGGCATCAACTACGATACGGCCCAAGAAGCTTGGACCGCCCGCTACACCCACGAAACCATCGCAATGGGATTTGCGATCACCGAAGAGGCCATCGAGGACAACCTCTATGACCAGCTTTCGGCCCGCTACACCAAGGCGCTGGCCCGCTCCATGGCCTACACCAAACAGGTCAAGGCTGCCGCAACCCTCAACAATGCCTTCTCCGGCTCCTTTGTTGGCGGCGATGGCAAGTCCCTGCTTGCGGTCGATCACCCGTTGGTGTCCGGCGGCGTCAATGCCAACATCCCGGCAGTGGCCACCGACCTCAACGAGACGGCGCTGGAAAATGCCGTCATCGACATCGCGGCATGGGTGGACGAACGTGGCCTGCTGATTGCGGCACGACCGCGCAAGCTGATCATCGCCTCGGCGGGTCAGTTTATCGCAACCCGCATCCTCCAGACCGAGCTTCGCGTCAGCACTGCGGACAACGACATCAACGCATTGAAGACCAACGGGGCAATCCCGGAGGGCTATGGCGTGATGCACTTCCTGACCGACCCGGATGCTTGGTTCCTCACGACCGACATCCCGAACGGCCTGAAGCACTTCGTCCGTGCGCCTCTCAAGACCGGCATGGATACCGACTTCGACACCGGCAACTATCGCTACAAGTCGAGGGAGAGGTATTCGTTCGGCTGGTCTGACCCCCTCGGCATCTACGGATCGCCGGGAGCATAGTGGAATCTACTCCTCCCAAGGTATCCACTTAGCTTGATTGGGCCGGTTAACCCCGGCCCAATTTTTCCGCATCTTCGCCCAGCCCTCAACCTCGTTGCGAAAGGTATCCCTCCATGGCACGCACCAGTTTCTCCGGACCTGTTTATTCAGAGGCAGGCTTTATCAGTGGCTCGTCCGGCGGCACCACCACGCTCCCCAGCTACACGGTTACCACCCTGCCGCCGGTAACTCCGGCTGGGCAGCTTATCTATGTCAGCAATGCCGCAGGCACTCCCACCATCTGCTACTCCAACGGCACCAACTGGCTGCGTGCCGACACCGCCGCCATCGTGACCTGAGGGAAGAGCCGCCATGCACACCATTGTTCCGGCCAGATCGTGGAAGGTCGTCACTCCGCACGACAGCACCAACATGGCCGCTGGCTGTCAGGGCATCTATGTCGGCGGCGCTGGCAATGTCGCTCTGGTTGGGGATGACAATGTCGCCGTCACCTTCACGGCTGTTCCTGTTGGCACCTTCATTCCCTGCCGCGCCAAGCGGGTGAACGCCGCCCTCACCACCGCCACTCTGATGGTAGCGCTCTACTAGGAGGAACCTTATGCCGCTCAAGAAGGGCAAGAAGGCTATCCCCGAAAACATCAGGACCGAGATGAAGCATGGCAAGCCGCAGAAGCAGGCGATTGCCATCGCTCTCCGCACCGCTAACGTGCCCAAGAAGAAGGGCAAAAGAAAGAGGGTCATTTGATGGCTGAAAAAGGCAAACTCAACCCCAGCGATCCGCAGACGCAGAAGGTCGCGAAGATGGGAAAGGCGATCAGCGAAGACATCGACAAGAGGTCCGGTAAGACCATTTCGAGCGCTAAAGAGACGCTTAAGCGCATGAAGAAGACGGCTGGCTACAGCAAGGGCGGCAAGGTCGGCGGAAGGAAGAAGTACATCTGATGGCTACATCCGGCACCGCCGCCTTCAATCTCGACATCATCGATATAATCGAGGATGCCTATGAGATTGCTGTCGGTGAGGCCAAGGGTGGCTACGATTTAAAGACGGCGCGAAGATCGCTCGACCTACTCACTAAGGAGTGGGGAAATCGTGGTCTCAACATGTGGACGATGCGGCAGGGCATGGTCAGCGTGACCGCAGGCGACAACAGCGTCACACTGCCAAATGACACTATCGACATACTGGATGCGGTCTGGAGGACTGGTTCCGGCACCGCCCAGAACGATACGACCCTGACTCGTATCAGCGGCAGTCAGTGGACGGCAATCGCCTACAAGAACCAGACAGGAACCCCGACGCAGTTCTACGTGCAGCGCGTACAGCCGCCATTGCTCAAGCTGTGGCCGACGCCAGCCACGGATGGGATCATTGTCGCTTGGGGGATGCGGACCATCGAGGACACCGGCAAGTACATCAACACGATGGACATCTCGCCGCGCTTCCTCCCGGCGCTGGTCTGCGGTCTGGCCTATTATCTGTCTCTCAAAACACCGGCTGCCGCAGATCGGGTGCCGATGCTTCAGGCGGAATACGAGCGGCAGTTCGAACTGGCTGCCGAGGAGGATCGTGACAGGTCGTCCTTCCGGCTGGTTCCTGACCTGAGTTCATACAACAGATGAAGCCCGTCCCCGGCATCTGCGACCGCTGCGGCCTGCGCTACCGGCTCTCCGATCTCAAGGAAGAGTACCTGCTGGGACGGGCGACCGGGATGCTGGTCTGCCGGTCCTGCTACGACGAGAGCCATCCGCAACTCGATACACGCTTCGTCAAGACCGACGACAAGCAGTCGGTGAAGAACCCGCGCAGCGATGCCGGGGAACTCGCGCAGAGCCGTGCCCTGTCTAGCTGGAACCCGGTCGGGCATCCCTCCGTGCAGCTACAGGTCCACGTCGGAAGGATAACGGTCGAGATCACATGAACTGGCTCCAGATCAAGCAGACAGTGCAGCAATATCTGGAGAACGACGAGGCCACCTTCGCTGGCAATCTGGGGTTGTATGCGCGGCTGGCCGAGGAGGACATCTATCGGGCGGCGCAGCTTCAGGCCGCGAAGAAGCTGACCACGGCCCAGATGACCATTGGCGACCGCTTCATCACCCCTCCGGTGAACGTCCTGTCGGTCTATTCGCTGTCTGTCACCGAACCGGTTTCCAAGGATTACATGCTGCTGCTGCCGAAGGAACTGGCCTTCCTGAAGGAAGCCTTTCCCGATCCGCTCGAAACCGGGATGCCGCGCTTCTATAGCTGGCGCGACGACGAGACGCTGATGATCGCCCCCGCTCCGGACAAGGAGTACGTGATGGAGATGCACTCCTTCTACGTGCCGGATTCGATCAGCAAGGACGACAACAATTCCAACGAGACTTGGCTGTCTAAGTACGGAGAGAACGCCCTGCTCTTCGGGATCATCTATCACGGCTACATCAACGAGAAAGGCGATCAGGACGTGATCCAAGCCTACAAGGCGCAGTTCGACAAAGGTGTGCAAGACCTCAAGGTGATCGCCGAGGGCAGGCAGAGAACCGACAGCTACAGGATACCAGCCTAAGATGCCTTTCAACGGAGCAGGTATTTTCGTCAGGGAGTTCCCGGAAGGGGGATGGCAGGGAGATGCCGTCAACGGCATCAAGATCAGGGCCGACCGTCACGACCAGCACGATGACGATCTTGCGAACGGTCTCTCCAACGTCATCTGCAAGGACGGGCAATCGGAATTGCTTGCCGATATCCCGTTCAGCGGCAAGAAGATCACCAACCTCGCCGATCCCGCCAACCCGCAGGATGCCGCCACCAAGAGCTACGTCGATGGTGCTGTCGGGGGAGGCTTCCCCGAAGCTCCCGTGGATGGCAAGCAGTATGCCCGTGAAGACGCGTCGTGGAGCGAGATCGAAGGCTTCCCCGAAGCTCCAGTAGATGGCAGCCAGTATGCCCGCAAGAACGCGGGATGGGTCTCGATTGCCCCTACCATTGTGTCGGTGTCCGCACCGGTTGGCGCTCCTGCCGGAGCGATGTGGTGGGATAGCAGCACTTCCGATCTCTACATCAATTACGCCGACATCGACAGCACCCAGTGGGTGCAGATCAATACGGCAGGCACGGTCGGGCCAGCCGGTTCCATGATGTACACCGGGTCCGGAGTGCCGGACCCCGGTTTGGGCAATGATGGTGACTCGTACATCGACTCCGCTACTGGCGATCTCTATACGAAAGCGAGCGGCATCTGGACGGTTACCGGCAATATCTTCGGCACTGTCCCGGATGAGATAGAGGCAAGCGCGGTAGCGGCAGCCGCATCGGCGACAGCAGCAGCAACGTCAGCAACGTCAGCGGCGACAGCAAAGACGGCGGCAGAAGCGGCTCGCGATGCAGCCCTTGCCACCGGCAAAATCTATCCCGATACGACAGCCGGTCTGGCTGCCACGGCGGATGGCGCGTATTTCCAAGTCCCGTCGCCGGTATCCACTGAAAGCACCATCCTCTACCGGGAGGTGTCGGGGGTCGCGAACGAAATCAAGCGTTATCCCAGTTCCACTGGCGGCGGTGGAGGGGCAGCGGGTGGCGATCTGAGTACACCCATAGCGCCAGCGCCCAGCCCGGTCATCTGGGGGCTGGTCGATCAGCATGAAAACTCAGCCCTCGCGCTCCGTGCTGACGGCACCACCGACATCGCCAGAGTGAATGCCCTCAACTTCAACGGGCTGTCCGGCGCGGAGGTGAACAGAAGGCTTCGCCGCACGGTCAATCTGCGCTCGTCCATCGCGCACTGGATCAGCTATGGGCAGTCGTTATCGCTCGGCAATGGTGCTTCCATCATGAGCCTGCCCGGCTCCTTCTACGATTCGATCATGTTCAACGCCAACGATGTTTACTCGGCAGGACCAAGGGCACAGGAAGGTGCTGGAACGGTTGCCCAGAACCATGCTTCGTTCGTGCCATACGAGGAGCGGCCACTAACCGGCA